TGCTCGTCTGAATTCCTCGCGTGGTTATTCTGTTTCACTACCGGCAATGCCACGAAGGCAGTGGCGGGCACGGGGTTCACCTACACCGCGACGCCTAACGATCCGGCCGTAACTTGCATCAATTTGCCCACATTCACTTGGGACGAGCAGATCCGGCCGGAGCCGAATTCGGTGATCGATCGGGCGCTGGTCGGCTGCGTGGTCGGAGAATGGACGCTTACCATGTCGAGCGGACCAGGCAGGGCCAACTGCCGGGTAGCTTGCACGTTGCCAGGCAGCGGCATGGCGCAGAGTCCAGGCCTGTCGCCATTGCCGACGGTGACGGCAGAGCATTTCCTGAATGCTGCCGGCGCGTCGATAAACATCAACGGCATCGACTACGTGTTGTCGCAGACCTTCATTTCGTTGGAATTCCGTTGGAATAACAACGTCAGGCTGGATACGGGCTTGTATCCCGGTAGCGGCACCCAGAACGGCTTCGCGGTGAGGGGCAGGATGGAGTATGGGATCCGCGAGATGACGCTGAATTTTGTCGCCAGGGCGCAGAAGGGCAGCCAGGAATACAACAACCTGCTGAATCAGACGGAGGGCAGTGCCGTATTCGGCGTGAAAGGAGCTTCCATCGACGCGACCAATTTCCATAACTTTACGATCACCATGCCGCGTACGCGCATGCAATCGGTGGTTAACGGCGACGACGCCAACATCGTCACGGTGAACTGCGGGGTGACGGCGCTGGTGCCGACCGACGGCGTGACGCCGATCATCTCGATGGCGGCGACCACCACGCAGGACATGATCCTGGGGCTATGAGATTACTGCGGGTTGGCCATCTGCCCGGTAATCGTAAGCGGGTAGGCCTTTTCGCCGTTGAAAAGGTACAGCGTACTGCCATACACGCCATAGGTAACGGCTGTGCTCGGGAAGGCTATAGGGCTGAATTGAGTGGTTTGGGCGCCATACGTAGAGTCCTTGCCCTGGATGACGATTTGGGTATAGGGCTGGTAAACGGCTCGGCTCGTGGCACCGGGATCCCCGGCCAGGAGATGGCACCAGAAACTATTCAGGCAACGTGGCGAGACGTAATAATATTGCGTGTCCGTGCCCACATAATAGCTGGCGCTCTCGACGGCCAGGAGTTTGCCGGGAAATTCCTCAATCGTAATCGTAATGGGGATACGCGATTTTTTGCCCCCAGCGGTAAAGGCGCCGTGGGCAATTTTCCGGTTCTCATATCCGATCGTGATCGTCCGCATCGAAGGCGAAGGCAAGGAAGGCTCTTGAGCGCATGCGGCGGTGGCTGATGCAAGCAGCATGCTCGCTAAAAAAGTACGCATATTCACATGCTAACGAGGAAAGATCAAGCAAAACAAGGATTTATGGGATAAACGCATGTTTGATCCAACGTGCTCAATCACTTTCGGGGGGATGCGGACTACCGCTGGCCGGGCGGATATCACGGTGCAGTTTCCCTCAGACGAGCAGTGGTTATCACACCGCAAGTGGCGCCATGTATTCCAAACCCAGATGGGCCGAGGCGTGGCCTGGACAGATATCGAGCGAGGCGAAGCGGATCTGAAACTGTACGACCTGGTGAAGCTCAATGGCGCGCCGCCGCTCAACCAGGATGAGGCCACCTTCGTCATGGAGCGGGTGGAATTCTGCGAAGTGAAATCTCTGGAGATGGGCGCCGATGAGGCCGTTGTCGAGATGGAAATCGTCAACTCGCTCAGGGTTAAGCATACCTTCCAGGTTCCAACCATGGGCATGGTCAGGCGGTTGACGCGGGCTACCCGTATTCTGAGCCTGCCTTTCAACCGGGTCGAGATGAAGGCTTCGCTTGAGATGGCCGCGCGCACTTGGGACGAGTGCAAAGGGACCGCGGAAGGTTATACCGGTCCCGTGCCGAATATCCATAAGGATGTGGCCATTCGGGCAGTTCTGCAACAGATTGAAGATGAGGCAAAGCCCAGAAGTGAAGAAGCAAATTTTTAGCTGGCGGCGGCTGGCCCGAATATCCGTCGCCGCGGCTGGTTTTCCATCGTATGCTACGCCGCGAGCAGCTATGTCCCGGCGGCCCTGGCGAGTGCCCGGCTGTGCTTATGCGCGATCCTTTCGCGACCGCAGATGCGCTACCCTGCGACGAATGCCCGGCGGCACTATTGGACGATTATCTGGCCGGTCCTTCCGGTCAGCTGATCGCGCAAGTCATCGATCTCGATTTCGCATTGCAAGCGGGGGTGACCGTTAGACTCGAAGACCTCAGTTATCCGGAGTTTCTCTTATTGCGGCTGGTGACCGAAGAGCGCAACCGTTACCAGGACGAACAACTGCGCAAAGCTTCTGAGCACCGTCATGGCCGCTAACAACATATATATCCAGGTCGATTTCAACGCCCAGAGTGCGCAGCAGGGCGTGAATGCGCTGAATACCGCGATCGGGCAGATGGGGCCGACGGCAGCGAAAAGCTCGCAGCAGGCCACCACTGCGATGCAGTCCTTCAGCGTTTCCATAAAGCAGGTCAATCGTGATCTCCAGCAATTGACCGGGGCCGTTGCCGGGCTTGGGATTGCGCGGGCAATTGGCAGCATGGTACAAATCGCCGCGGAAATCGGCCGCGCGCGATTGGCCATGGAGTCATTCACGGCCTCGACAGCCGAAGCCAACAAGGTGTTCGAGCAGGTGCGTGCGATCGCCGCGCAGAGTCCGTTCCGGTTTAAGGATCTGGAAGAGACGGCGCGACGGCTATTGGGCTTCGGCATGGCCGCAAAGAACGTACCCGATACGCTGCGCGTGATCACGGACCAGGTAGCGCGGATGGGCGGCTCGATCGAAAGCGTAAACAATATCGTGACATTGTTCGGCCGCATCATGGAGAAAAACTTCGTGGGCGCGATGGATGTGATCCGCATGCTGCCGGCGCAAGGATTTCCCGTGATCAAGGCGCTGGGCGCCGAAATGGAAAAGGTGCTCGGCCATCCTGTGAATGCAGAGGACGTAAAGAACGCGATCAAAGAAGGGCTGCTCGATCCACTTCAAGCTGTGCGGATTATGCTGGATTCGATCCGGCAAAGCGGCGGCTTCGGTAAAACGTTGGCGGATGCGGCACTGGCCTTCAAGAACTTGGCCGATACACTCCAATATGTAAGTAGCCAGTTATTCGGCCCGGAAGGTTTCGGCCCGGCATTAGCCAAACTGGGGGAAGAGATTACTAAGCTGCTGACGCCGCTGGGCGGATTGGTCGATATGCTGATGAAGCTGCCTGCGCCGACCAAGGAGCGAATCGTCAATATCGCCGCGATTGTGGCCGTGGTCGGTGCTTTCGGGACCGCCCTGACGATCGTGGTGAATCTGGCCGCTCCACTGGCAGCGCTGGTCGTTAACATCGTTTCCTTCACTGCGGCATTGGCGGCGATGAATCCGCAACTGACATTGGCGGTCATCCTGCTGGGCGGCGTGGCATACGCGGCCTATAAGCTCATTCCGGCATTCAAAGACATCGTAGACAAGCTGGTGGGCAGTGTGATTGATCCCATAGTATCCACGTTGAAAGGATTCGCCGAAGAGGGCAAGAAATGGGTGACTGGCATACTCGACGACCTGAAGAAACTAGCGGAAGGCCCGGCGATCGATCCTGCCAAACTGTTTGAGAAGGCGGATAAGGAAGTCCGGAAATTCGCCGATGAGGCGCAGCGCACGCTGCTGCTGGCGCTGGCCTCGCCGGTAGAAGCCGTCCAGGTAAAATACGCGGATCTGTTCCGGGATTTGGCCGAAAAATTTAAGCCGGGAGGGGAATTCGCCAACCTCACCAAGGAGCAACAACAGCAGCTCAAGGATACACTGAGCGGCGCCCAAGCCGCGGAAATCATGGCCGCGCAATTCAAGAAAGAACAGCAGGCAAGGGATGAAGCAGCCAAACTCAATGTGGAACGGGTGAAGGGTTCGTATGAAGCGCAGATCGCTTATATCGAAGCCATGGATGCGCAGGATCTGCGCGGCAAAGTCGCAGCGATCGATAAGATAACCGAACTGAAAGTAAAGTCAGCACAAGAAGTAGCTAGGGTGGAAGATGACCGCCTGCGTGCGACTTTCGAGACGGAGAAACAGCTGCTCGAAGCCAACCGTGCGGCCTATAAAGCATTAGGTATCGATGTCGATCAAGCCATCCTCGACCGCCAGCAGGAGATGGCCGACAAGCAGAAAGTGATCGACCAGAAGGCTTTCGATGACACGCAGAAATATAGGCTGGAGGGCTGGAAGAAGGCCAACGACGCCATCATCGAGGATCAGAAGCGGATCTACGAAAGTTTCAAATCCATATTCGATGATATCTTCGATGCCTTTACCTCGAAGACGAAATCGATCGGGCAAGCGCTGGGGGACGTATTCAAGAAACTGGCCTTGGGCGAAGTCAAGCAATTCTTTTCTTCGCAGATGGCGGCATTTGCCACCGAGGCCGCCGGCTACGGACGCCCGGAGGAGCAGATCACGCGCGGCGGTCGGGGCATTTTGGGCGAGTTACTGCGGCGCGGGATGCCGCCACGAGCACCGATGGCGCCGCCGGAAGCGTATATACCGACTCGAACCGAAAGCACGCTGGTCACGGGCGGTGGTCAGGGTAGCGCCAACCGCTTGGCCGATTCCGCCCTGGTATACGATCAGGCAACCAACCGCTTCGCTGTAGCGGTAGCGAACTTTGAGCAGGCGACCGTCCAGCATCAGGGCAGCGCCAGCCGGATGATGGACGCCAGCAGTGAGATCGACCAGGCGGTCGAGACTGCCACGGCGGCCACGGGCGTGCCGGCGAATCTGTTGCAGGGAATGATACACGTCGAATCGCGCGGAGTGCCGACAGCCGTATCGCCCAAAGGCGCGATGGGGCTGATGCAGTTAATGAAGGGGACGGCGGCTGATCTGGGCGTGACGCAGCCATTCAATATAGGTCAGAACGTGATGGGCGGCGCGACCTATCTGGGACAGCTGCTCGACAAGTACG